TGAGTACAGATTACTAAATCCGTTAATTAATCAAGACTATGACACAGTTGCAGATATGATTATAAACAGTTCAAATAACAAATCATTATGTGTAAAAATTGCAACTTTGTTGAGACTAGCTGATTATGGACAACTAAGAACCAGAGAACAGTACAGAAGTAAAGGTGTTTTTAGCATGAGAGATAGAAACGAATTGGGTATACTTACTGTAGAAGAGACAAATAGAGGTAGATATGCATATTACGCTGAGACACTTAAATTTTTGCCTAATACACCAGAAGGCGCTAAACGACAATTAGTAAAAGAATATGAAGCCACACTTATTAAAAAAAGTTTTACATTTGACGGAACAAACACTACATTTACATTAGAACGTTCTCCTAGTATGGCTCCACAAGAAAAGCTAGAAGTACTCATTAATGGTGCTATACAGCAACATCTTTTTGATTTTACTGTAACAGGGGATCAACTTACTATTAGCAAGCCAATGACTACGAGTGATATTATATCAACCACCATTAAAATATAAACTGAGTATTTAATTTTACCATAAATAATAGTATGGTAACCTATATCGGATATAGCACAATAGACAGTATTAGCGGAAGCAAAACTCTTGTAGATGCAGAGCTTGCTAAACGTGATCTATTAAACAATTTCTACACCAGAAGAGGCGAAAGAGTACAGAACCCTCTGTTTGGTAGCATTTTACCTGATTTGGTATTTGAACCATTGGATGAAATGACTGAAAGAGAAGCTACAGAAGATGTTGATAGAATAGTAACAAATGATCCACGTTGGCGAGTATTAGAAACGCTAGTTAGTAAACCAGATGATCATACACTAAACATCAAAGTTAGATTAGAATACATTAGCACAGGAACAGCAGAAGAACTGTTTCTAACATTTACAGGTGAGGAATAATGGCACAAGGCGCACGTCAAAGTAGTTTATTTGCGGCAGAAGATTTTACAGTAGCATACGAAAGTTTTGCTCAAGCTAATCTGCAAGCATATGATTTTGAAACCATACGAAACTCTATGGTAGACTACATCAATATAAACTATCCAGAAAACTTTAATGACTATATTAATAGCAGTGAATTTATTGCACTTATTGAATTAATTGCATTTCTCGGACACAATCTTGCATTTAGAGCAGATTTAGGTCAACGAGAAAATTATTTGAGTACAGCAGAACGTAGAGAAAGTGCTTTGCGTATCGCACAGTTTTTAGGATATACTCCTACTAGAAACGTTGTTGCTAGTGGATTTTTAAAAATTGATAGTGTACAGACCGACGAAGAAGTATTTGACGCAACTGGAGTAAGCCTTGCTAATGTTTCCACACAGTTCGAAGATGTAACTAATCCTCAAAGTTACCAAAACTTCTTAACGATTATGAATAGTGTTTTTCAAAGCAGTAGTCAATTTGGTAGTCCGTTTGATACTATTACCAGAGGCGGAGTTGTAAATGATGTATACAGAACTAATAGTACAAACAATACCAGCAACAGAGAATTCAGCAACCGTGTTAACAACAACAAATCAACGTTTAGTTTACACAGTGTATCATCTAATAACGCAACAAATAGTTTAAAAGAAAAAGATCCAAATCCATATGGGGTAGTTGATTTACTTTATAAAAATGATAATAGTGGATTCGGTTCACCCAACACTGGATTTTTTATTGGATTTAAGCAAGGATCACTTGAATTTAGTGACTTTAGTATTAGCAATGGTCTGCCTAATATGATACTAGATATCAATGCAGACAACGTGGCAAATGGCGAAGTTTGGGTACAGAATATTGACGAAGCTGGACAAGTGATAAAAACTTGGAGTAGAGTTGATAGGCTATTTGGTGCTAACACAATGTTTAACGCAAAGAACAATGCTATTAGAGATATCTATACTATTGCTAGTAGAGAAAATGATCAAATTAGTATTGTGTTTGGCGACGGCAATTTTGGTAATATTCCTAGAGGTAATATCAGAGTATGGTATAGAACGGGGCTCAATGAAAGCTACACACTAACACCAGACAGTTTTAACCAAGTAGCATTTACTCTTGATTATATAAGCATAAGTGGTAATGTTAATACTGCAAGATTTACAGCAAGTTTGAAAAGCACAGTAAGCAACGCAAGTACAAGAGAAAGTATTAGTAGTATAAAAGCAAACGCTCCTAGATTCTTTGCTACGCAGGATAGAATGGTCACAGCAGATGACTATACAATTATGCCTCTAACAGCAAGTCAGAATATTAGAAAAATTAAAAGCGTGAATAGAGTACACAGTGGGCACAGCAGATTTAGAGATATATATGACCCAACTGGAACGTATAGCGATAGTACACAGTATACTGATGATGCATATTTGTATGAAAAGAATATCACAACAAGATCGATTGTAAGTTTGCCTAGCAATCTGAGTGCAACACAGATATATGATAAGCATTTAAAACCATTACTTAGTCACCCGGAAATTTTTAATTTTTATTATAACAGACAGGGCTGGAGTAGCACAACACACAATGCTTTTAAAGATTTCACAGATACAACACAAAATATTACTGTAATTAATAACGATGGTACTGATAAAAATACTTTCAGATGGAATCAAATAACAAAAGGAAATAACAGTTGTAGTGGATATATCACCTATAACAGTATTGTTCAACGCATGGGTAAAACTGCTACTAATAGTTTAAGTAAAGCAGATGTAAATGGCTTAATTGAATTTATTGAAGCTCCATACAAAATGGGATATATCAGTGATGCTGTAATTACAGCAGGAGGTAGTGGATACACAAGTACACCAACAGTAACTATCAGTGGTAAAGGAACAGGTGCTACAGCTATTTGTACTATTGCTAATGGAGCAGTAACATCAATAGCAATGACTTCGAGTGGTAGCGGATATGATCAAAGTACAAATATTAGTATCACAGGAGGTGGCGGCACAGGTGCTACTGCTAGAGGTACTATTATAGATGCCAACACACAATGGGTAAAAGTTGATAGATTATACAAAAGTGGTTATGGAGATGATAACAGTGCTGGTAACCCAACAGGTATTGATAACACAGGCAAAGGTAGTATTGTAGTAAGTGGCGTAGTTCCAAGCGGAAGCAGAATTAGAAGAATTGTTCCAAGACTGAGTACAGATTTAGATGAAACAACTAGAACAAATGTAATTGCAAAAATAGATAGTAATAATAGTTTTGCAATTAGATACGAAGCGTCTAGTCAGAAATGGATTATTATTGACAGTAGTAATCTTCCAACAAACAGTACAACACTCAATGATCCGGTAAACTGGAGTAGACAATACGAAGGCGACGGATCTAGTACAGGACTAGATAACAGTTGGATTATAAGATTTAATTATACAGCAAGTGAATGGGAAATGCTAATCAGAAAGACACAGTTTATTATGGGTAGTAATAGAAAGTTAAAGTTTACAAATTTAAACTTTGCAAATACATTTAGCAGTGAAACACAAAAACCTCTCAGAGATAATGTTAAAGTGTTAAAAATTAATCCTAAAAGTACTACAGATCCTACACCATTGAACAAAGATTATCGATTTAACGCATTTGGGTATTTTACATACAATGATGGTTATAGTGATCCACATAATGTTAGAGTAACACTAGCTGACCCTGACAATGACGGTTATCCCAATGACCCAGAAGCATTTGCTAATATTGTTGGATCTGAGACTATTAAGTTAGGCACTAAAACAGTTGATGGGTTTGATTACACCACACATGATGAAACAAACGGAACCTCAGTTGTTAGTGGCATTGGCAATTTACATACACAGTACAACAGAATAGCTGACATTAATCATTTAATTGATCCAAGTACAACAAATATAATTGACACTTATGTATTATTAGAGAGTTTCAATACATTATTTAGAAATTGGGCATTGTATGATGGTAGACCAGAAACGAAACCTAACGCACCAACAATCAGTGAGTTAACAGACTTGTTTGATAACTTGAATAGTAAAAAGAGTATAAGCGATCAGATAATATACAGACCAGTAAAATATAAATTACTATTTGGTGATTTAGCAAGTGGAGAACTACAAGCTAAGTTCCATGTTACAAAAACAATAAACAGTACACTGAGTGATACAGAAATTAAGCAAAGAGTCATTAACTTGATTAGTACATACTTCAATATTGATAATTGGGACTTTGGAGAAAACTTTTATTTTACTGAAATGGCGGCATTTATACACAACAATATGATTGGTGAAATAAGTCAAATTACAATCAGCAGTATTGCTGATGACAGTGATGGTACAAGTCTATTCCAGATAAATTGTAGCAGTGATGAACTATTTTTACCGGTAGTTAAAACAAACAACGTTGTGGTTACTAATACAACAAGTGCTAATCTCACAACAATTGGTGAAAACACAACCGCAAGCGGAGGCTATTAATGAGCGAACGTAGACCTAATAAAAAACTTGCACCTAATATTACAAGACCAGGTGAAAGTTTAGAACGCAAAGGTTCTAATAGAGTAACAGAACTTTTACCTGATATTCTACAGACCACAGTCAACAAGCAATTTTTTGATAGCACATTTGAACAGTTGATGTCAAGTGGTAGTTTAGAGTCTATTAGACATTTTGTTGGTAAACCTTTTGGAAGACAATTTGCTCCTAGTGCTAC